CAAGGCGGAGAATACTTTGCAGCTGGAGTAGGCGGTGCTATCACTGGCCGGGGTGCCGACCTATTAATAATTGATGACCCGCATTCGGAGCAGGATGCGATGTCAAAGACGGCGTTGGAGTCTGCCTATGAGTGGTACACGTCAGGTCCACGTCAGCGTCTGCAGCCGGGAGGCAAGATCGTGCTCGTCATGACCCGTTGGTCACAGAAGGATCTGACAGGTATGCTTGTGAAGAATCAGACCGAGGCGAAAGCTGATCAGTGGCACGTGGTCGAGTTTCCGGCGATCATGGACCACGGAACACGGCCCAAGCCCGTGTGGCCCGAGTATTGGAAGCTCGATGAGTTGGAGAAGGTACAGGCGACACTGCCCGTTGCGAAATGGAATGCGCAGTGGATGCAGAATCCGACAGCAGAAGAGGGAGCGATATTGAAACGTGAGTGGTGGCGAACGTATACCGGAGAGGAGATACCGACATTACATCACGTGATACAATCATACGATACAGCATTTCTGAAAAAGGAGACCGCGGATTATTCTGCGATAACCACATGGGGTGTCTTCTATCCCGATGAGGATAGTGGTGCCAATCTGATACTACTCGATGCCATCAAGGGACGTTACGAGTTTCCAGAATTACGTAGATTAGCGTTGGAGCAATACACATATTGGAAACCCGAATCTGTTATCGTGGAGGCTAAAGCATCGGGATTACCTCTCACATACGAGCTTAGAAAGATGGATATACCCGTCATCAACTTCACACCGTCAAAGGGAAATGACAAGCACGCACGTGTAAATGCAGTTGCACCTTTATTCGAATCTGGTATGATATGGGCACCTGAGCAAAAATTTGCTGAGGAGGTCATAGAGGAGTGTGCATCATTCCCCTACGGCGATCATGATGACCTTGTGGATTCCACGACACAGGCGATCATGCGATTCAGGCAGGGCGGTCTGATCGATCATCCTGAAGACTATGTGGACGAAAAGGCAGAACCTAAGAACAGGAATTATTATTAATGTCGGCAATAAAAATTATACAAGCACTTGGAAGAAAGATAGCTGCTAAAAAATCAAAGACGCCCGAGGGTATTACTCAGATCCAACCCATAATTTATGCAGAATCAGAAGCAGCCAATATAGCACAAAGACTTGTAGATGCTGGTTTACCCATGGAAAGATTTGATGAGTTTATCTTTTCAGAAGCAGACGTTGTTAGATTATTAAATCAAATAAAAGCATTAGAAAAAAAGAATCTAGCAGATAATATCAGAAGCGGAATCACAAACACGGAGTCGGCAAAAATATTTGACCTTAAAGGTAACAGAATAAAAAACACAGATAACATCATGGGTGGTGAAGAGATGCCACCACCAGGAAGCAGAGGCGGTAAAGATGATATCGCGGCACCGGTGCAATCTTCAGAGGAATCATTGAAAAATATGATTGTGGCAGAGAACAATAAAAATATCGCTGCAATGAAAAAAAGAAAGATGTTGAATGATGCGATCGACGATGCATCACCAGGATTCTCTGGTGACAGAAAAGTTGATGCGGAACTCGTTGCAGAGAATCTGGCAGAGAGAATGGGAATGGTCTACGATGATCTGCCAACAAAAGAGAGAATAAAATTATATGACGAGGCCTTTACTGGTCTGTCTAAGAAAAAACCTGGTCCAGAAGACAAAGCAGACGGCGGACGTATTGGTTTAAAAGTCGGTACAGGTAAAAAATTTTTACAAAAAGTATTTGGTGCAGAAAAGTTTGCAGAAATGAAAACAAGAGACCCTGAGATGTATCAGGGCCTGTTAGAAGTTGTCGACATGTACAGAAAGAGAGACAAAGAAGGTTTGAAAATGTATCTACAAAAATTCTTACCACACATGGATGATGAAGCGATAGAAGATTTTATTAGAGGTAGTGATGGCTCAGAAGGTTTGATTGGAGAACTGATTAGACTAGGAAGTGGCCGAGACTACGCAGGTAAAATCGAGATGATCAAAAGAGCTGAAAACAGGAGAAAACTCGATGACCTAGAGGTCACGGATAAGATGATCCGTAAACCAAATGCAGATGGTGGACGTATTGGTTACAAATTAGGAACTGGAATAGAAGCAGCCATAACACAAAATAAAGAACTTGAAGCTCGTATAGCTGAAAATAAAAGAATGGTAGAATTTTTAGAAAAAATGGCTGATGAACGTGCAATTAAATCACAACCAGAAGGCGTGTTAATGGATTCACCACCACAAAAAAATTCTATTTTATCTTTAGGTGATGAAGGAACTCCACAAGATGGAGGTGCTTATAGTCCACTTTCAGATGCTTATTCTAATACTGTGGTTTTTGATGATGGAACTGTTTTTTATAAAGACACTCAAGAATATTACAATCAACAAGGAGAAAAAATTACAGGTCCTAGTAAAGGTGCAAAAATTAAACCTAAAGAAAGAGAAGCAAAAGACGGTGGTATCATGCGTCTTGGTTTCAAAGATGGCATGAGCAGAAGAACGTTCTTAAAAATATTTAGTGGTCTTGTGTCTATACCAATCATAGGTAAAGTTTTAAAACCATTAAAGGTTGGTAAAAAAGTAACTCAAGTGCCTATTATTAAAACAGGAGATGTGCCTGGTAAACCAGAATGGTTTGATCAATTAGTTAACAAAGTAATTCTTGAAGGTGATGATGTAACTAAAAGATTTGCAACTCAAGAACGACAAGTTATTCACAAGAAAAAAATTGATGACGAGACAAGTGTAACGGTAACACAGGATTTAAACGATGGATCAATCATGGTTGATGTAGATGATCCAATAAGAAATGTTATGGGAGAAAGTGGAGATGATACATCAGTAATGATGATGCTCAAAAAAAATCCAGGTGATGAATCAAGTCCAGCTGGACCTGACGAGTTTTCATTTACAGAAGCTGACATGAGAAACTACATGGATGGACCTGATGATTACACGACAGAGTTTACAGAAAACACTGTTAGTAAAATGAGTGATCTTACATCTGATTTAGGTAAAATTAAAAGTTATGCCACAGGTAAAAAACCTACAATGAAAGAATTTATAGAATCTAAAAAAAGAAAAGATAAAGTTAGATTTGCAGAAGAGAAACCAGCAGAGTATGCAGCAGAACGTGGCCCTGAAGTTGACTATGATCCAGAACCAGACTTTGCAAGAGGCGGTATCGCTAGAATGTTGGGTGAGTAATGGACATCTTTCAAAAACTTTATGAAATAGAAAATGAAACAGGCGGTGATGTTTCAGGTATCAAGAAATTAATCGACAGTGGTCAATTAACAATTGGATCAAACATATCTCAACCAGATCCAAAAGAATCTGTTAGAGAGATAGAATTATTTAACGAGTTTAACAAACGTAATCCAATGGCCGGTGGTGGTCGTATTGGTTTCTATAAAGGTATGTCTGCTAACAGAGCACCAAAAAAATTAAAACTTGAAACACCTAAAGTTCTTGAAGGTGCAGAAAGACCCACAAAAAAAGGAACAAAAAAATATAAAGATATTAAATCAATTCGTGAACTGGATCCAGATTATTTAGGAAAAATTGATATAGAAAAGGTAGACAAAAAAGTAGATAATAAATTTGTAAAAGTCTATAAGTCCGGTGCTACAAAATATGGTAGTGTTCTTGATGATGCAATTGAGATTAGAAATATTATTGTAAATAATAAAGGTAATATATTTGGATTTGAAGAACTAGGGGAAAAAGCAGGAATATATACCAGTGGGACTGGGTCGAGAAAAAGTGGAAAAGGTAATAGACCAGATATCAGAAGAATAAGAGCTGCATTAATACTCGCTAAAGATAATTTTCCTGAAATAGCAAACTTTAAATTTGTACCTGAAAGATATCCAGGAATTGATGGTAGAGAAAGACAGCAACTAAACATGGTTGTTGATACGATTAAAGCTTATCAAAATTCAACAGGCGATGAAAAATTAGCTCAGTTTTTACCAGACAACATGGGACAGTTTTATACTAGAGTTATAGAAAAAGGTTCAAAAAAATTACCCGCAAATCCTGAACAAGGTTTGTATATGAAAATGTATAATTTTAAACCCCATCAAATTAAATACATTTCAGATAGAATCACTGATGAAACAGGACAAAAATTTACATCTAAAGATTATAACAATTTAGTAAAAGATGTTAGAAAATTTAGATCACAAGTTTCTACTAACAAACGATTAGAAACTAGATTAGCTAATATGAATAAAGTAATAGTTGATCTTGCAAATGACAATCAAATTCAAAATTTATTAAAAGGTAATTTAAATAGGGAAACTCAAGAAGCTCTTTTAGCAAGAGCAACACAAATTGTTGGTGGTGATGCATCTATTGCAAGTAGAAGATTGTTTCAAATGGCAGAGGCCATGTCCGACACAACAAACGCTTATAAAAATTTAGGTATTCAACTTAATAATGAAAAAGCAAATAAAATTATTGCAACAGGAAAAGAAATAGGTGGAAGAAATAATAGATACGGAATGTCTAGTGTATTGTATGACTACTATGGTAACGTTGTTGATAAGGCAATAGGGTCAGGAGAAGGACAAACGTTTATTGGTAAATACCAACAAGCAATTAGAAATGCCTTAGACAAAGGACAATCTCCTGATGAAATATTTAGTTTAACCGCCTCTGCAAGAACAAGAGTTCCTGGTCAAGGAAATTTAGCACCATATGCTTTATTTACACAACAACTAAGAACAGATGTTAATAGTGCTATCAAGGGTGCATATATTGATTCTGCCCTTTCAAGAACACACGGAAAATTACAAGAAATATTTAAAGGTAGAAAATATAGTCAATTAAATGCTTCAGAAAAAGAAGCAGCAAATCTTTTAGTTGAAGCTTTTGAAAAAGAAAAGATTAGAGCTTTAAAACAACCAATCAATCCTGGTGAAGTAAAGAAAGGTGCTAAACCAATTTACTTAACAGCGACTGAAAAGAAAAATATGCAACTCCCTAGTTTTGATCTTAAAAATCCACCAAGTAAATCTATAGAAGGTTTTGCTACAAGATTCGTTAAGTACCCACAAATAAAAAAAGCTTTTGAAAAAAGTTACAAAGATGTTGGTTACAGTATGAAAGTTACAAAAGATATGAAAACTCAAAAAGAACTTTTAAAAACATTAATGGGTGATCTTGCAGGAACAGTAAATAAAACTTGCATAATAAGAAAGACAAAAGCAGATGGTGGTCGTATAGGTTTTTTTTCAGGAAGTCCTGATTGTGATAAGTTATCAAAACAACTTGTACAAAAAGCTATTAAAGGAGAAGGCACATCTCAACAAAGAAGTATTGTAAATAAACTTATAAGAGGAGGAGCTAACTTTTTAAAAAGTGCAGTAGACCCTGTTGAGTTATTAAAATTAAGAAACTATGTTGGTCCACAGGCTCTTGGTTTTTTTGCAGCGTACGAGGCAGGAGTTATAGCAGATGATGTATTAAGAATGGGTAAACCTTTAAATGAAGCTGTAGCAAGTAACTGGTTAACAAAATCTTTTTTACCTTACACAGAGGAATTTGCTAAACAAGAAAATTTATTAAAGTCTGGTACACTTACAGGTGAACAAAGATTGTTTGCATTAGATGCAATGAAATATAATAAATTATTGAAAGAAGTTGAAAGAATAGAAGGAATGGAAGCTACACAATTAACAGATCAAGGTGGTATGGGCATGATTGACGGCACGCCTATGGTATCACAAGCAGAGATAGATAAGGCAATGGCAAATGTAACTAGAGTTGCAGAAACAATAGATCCATCTGTATTAGATCCTAGAAGTGCAAAAGCAATAGAGAACAAAGCTAAAATGGATGAGATGGAAGCGACAAGAATGGCTAAGAAAAATTTTAGTTCTATTTTTGGTTCACCCACATTAAAAAACAGAGCTGAAAATGTTGACACAGGTGACTACTTACCAGATCCTTTAAAAATAGATTTAAGTCCAATAACTTATAAAAATGCAGAAGACTTTAAACCTGTGACAGAACTTCCAGCTAACAGAAGAATTGCATTAGAAAATTTATTATTACCTAAAGATCAATATATGCCTATGGATAGATCTTTAAGTAATTTTGTATATAGAGATTCAGATAAAACAATTTTAGAAGATGAGTTAGAAGAATATAATAGATCACAAAAATTTAAAGAAGCTTTTCAACAACCTGGAATATTAGGAGCTAATGAAAAGTTTGCAACAGGTGGACGTGCAGGTTTTAAAGGAGGAACACCACAATCAGTGCTTAGAAAAGGTGTATTATCTTTAATAGATGAAGGTATAAAAAAGACACCAAAAGATACAACCTCAGCATTAGATAAACTAATTAAGAAAACACTTGATGAAGATTTCTTTGATAAGAAAGATAGAATCATAGATACGTTGAATGCAAAAATTGCTAAAGAGAGAAAAAAGTTTCCTTACAATCAACAAGTTCAAGAGGAACCAAGTCAGTTAGAATTTTATGATGATATTACAAAATCTAATTTTAGAACCAAGACAGGTGAATATTTTGATAGAATTAGAAGAAGAAACAAAGCAGGCGGTGGTTTATTAAAACAGGCAGGCGACAGATCAGGCCCACCACCAGAATCAGGACCAAACCCACAAGGGTTGCAAGGTCTGATGAAACGTGGTATGAAAATATAGGAGTAACAAATGGCAGAAATAGATAAAGGACTCCCGAACACTAGAACCAAGTTGGAGGTGCCCTCAGAGGAGGAACTTGCTGAGGTTAATGTTCAGGAACCAGTAGAGGAAAAAGGACCCGTAGAGGTCATCCCAGAAGAGGACGGTGGAGCAACAATTGACTTTGAACCGGGAGCTATAAACATACCTGGCACAGAGAATCATTTTGACAACCTAGCAGACATATTACCCGATGATGTTTTGGATCCGATCGGCAACGACATGGTTCAGAATTATATGGATTACAAATCTTCAAGAAAGGATTGGGAGCAATCTTATAAACAGGGTCTTGATCTTTTAGGATTTAAATACGAGAATAGAACAGAACCTTTTCAGGGGGCATCAGGTGCAACACACCCGGTGTTGGCTGAGGCGGTAACACAGTTTCAGGCACAGGCATACAAGGAATTATTACCTGCAGACGGACCGGTTAGAACACAGGTCATAGGTGTGCAGAATCCTGCAACAGAACAGCAGGCGACACGTGTAAAAGATTTCATGAACTATCTGATAATGGATCAGATGAAAGAGTACGAGGAGGAGTTTGACTCCATGTTATTTCATCTGCCACTTGCAGGTTCCACATTTAAAAAAGTTTACTACGATGTTTCACTTGCAAGAGTGGTCTCTAAATTTGTGCCGGCCGACGAGTTAGTTGTGCCGTACACTGCAACGAGTATCGATGATGCGGAATCAGTAATACACATTGTCAAGATGTCAGAGAACGAATTAAGAAAACAACAGGTCAATGGTTTTTATAGAGATATAGAATTATCACCACCATCAACAATAGAACAGAACGAGGTGGAGAAAAAAGAAAGAGAATTAGATGGCACGAAAAAAGTTGGTAAGCAAGAGACGATGTACACACTTCTTGAGTGTCATGTAAATCTAGATCTAGAGGGTTTTGAGGATCAGGGATCCGATGGACCAACAGGAATAAAATTACCCTACATAGTAACTGTAGAAGAAGGTAGCCGATTAGTTCTCTCCATACGGAGAAACTATGCGCCCGATGATCTAAAGAAAAATAAGATCCAATATTTTGTCCACTTCAAATTTCTGCCAGGACTTGGATTTTATGGCTTTGGACTCATTCATATGATTGGCGGATTGAGTCGTACGGCAACGGCGGCTCTCCGTCAATTATTAGATGCAGGAACATTATCAAATCTACCTGCAGGATTTAAACAACGAGGCGTTAGAGTAAGAGATGAGGCAGCTCCGATACAACCAGGTGAGTTCAAAGATGTGGATGCACCAGGTGGTAATCTTAGAGATGCATTCTTTCCATTACCATACAAAGAACCATCACAGACATTATTAAATCTTTTAGGCATAGTCGTGCAAGCAGGACAAAGATTTGCAGCGATAGCCGACATGCAGGTTGGAGACGCTAATCAGGCTGCAGCTGTTGGAACAACGATCGCTCTTCTTGAAAGAGGATCAAGGGTCATGAGCGCGATACACAAGAGATGTTATGCTGCGATGAAGGACGAATTCAAACTACTTGCGAAAGTAGTATCACAATATCTGCCACCAGAATATCCGTACGATGTTGTCGGCGGACAGAGAAATATAAAACAAGCAGACTTTGATGACAGGATAGATGTCGTGCCGGTTGCAGATCCAAATATATTCTCGATGTCACAGAGAATCACACTAGCACAGACACAGTTGCAGATCGCAACATCAAATCCTGGTTTACACAACATGTATCAGATATACAGAAACATGTATGAGGCGATAGGTGTTAAAAATGTTGATGCGGTCTTACCTGCACCAGCACCAAACGCACCGATGGATCCGAGCATGGAGCACATAAATGCATTAGGTGGCAAACCTTTTCAGGCTTTTCCTGGTCAGGATCACAGAGCACATATCACAGCTCATCTAAATTTCATGTCGACCAACATTGTTAGAAATAATCCCTCGGTTATGGCAGCGATACAGAAAAATATTCTCGAACACATCAGTCTGATGGCACAAGAACAGATAGAATTAGAGTTTAGAGAGCAAATGCAACAGGTTATGATGCTACAACAGCAAGCTGCAATGAATCCACAGATTCAACAACAGTTACAAATGATGACAAATCAGATTGAAGCTAGAAAATCTGTGTTGATTGCAGAGATGACAGAAGAATTTATGAAGGAAGAGAAGAAAATTACGTCACAATTTGACAATGACCCTCTTCTAAAGCTAAAATCACGTGAAGTTGACCTTAGAGCGATGGAAAATGAACGTAAAAAAATGAATGATGAGGCAAATCAAGACTTAAACAGAGCAAAATTAATGCAAGCACAAGAAATAGCCGAAGATAAGATGGAACAGAACGAGGATTTGGCTAAATTACGTGCTGGAGTTAGTCTTGCAAAGACTGGTGTACAACAAGCACAAGTTATGATAGACGAAGATTAATAAAAGGAGCAAAAAGCTATGATGAACTATAAAAAACAAAAAATAATTAACGTTCCAGAGCAAAGTGTGGAAGTAGATCCAAGATCTAAGACTACTGCGGATGGTGCGTTCAATTATATTGCTACAGGAAAGCCTGAAATGCCAATTCCAGGTCAGAAAAGAATGTTAGCAGAGAAAAGAAGAAACTCTAAAGGGTACTAACATGTGGTTATCGGCAATTAAACTAGCCGTTTCTGCTGGAAGTAAGATTTATGCTAACAAGCAGAGAACTAAAATGGCTATGTCAGATGCACAGCTGATGCATGCACAAAAAATGGCCCAAGGTGAGGAAGCTTACCAGGGAAAATTGTTAGAAGCACGTCAATCGGACTGGAAGGACGAGGCCGTTTTGATAATTTTAAGTTTGCCCGTGTTGGTGCTCGCTTGGGCAGT